ATGCGCCTTCTTGAATGTGTAACCAGTGCCATCCTGTTCCCAAACTTCAGGTTGGATGCTCTTCCAACCTTCACGCTCACATTTGCCCACCAGGTGGCGTTTGCCAGGTCTGATCATTGCCAGCACCATGGCCAACTCCAACACACTGCGGGGACTTAGCTTGCGCACCAGTTCATAGTGTTGGTTCACGTGTGCCAGTTCACGCACAAATTCTTCATGCTCCAACAGATTCCACATGGGAGTGGTTTCCATGAGATGGTTCAGATGGCTTTCGCTGCGCACACCACTGTAGATGTGGTTGTTAAGTAGATCGATCTTGTAACATCCTTGATTTTCAGCCTCCTCATAGCTGAGGCTGCACCATTGTGCAAAAGGATCAGTGGGTACACTGTGGAAGTAAACACCAGTGTTGTGTTTGACAGTTTTTCCGTTGCGATGTGCCATGGCTGGCACATGATCTAGATTTTCCAAGAGAGAATTTCTGTCTCCTGTGTCAATATCAATGTCACCCAATAAACTGAAATCAGTCATAACTCACCTTTGTGCTCAGCTCCTTTTTCATCTGCTGCATCTGAGTCTGTTGTAAACTCACTTGCTCCATCAATCTCAAGCACTTGTTTTTTAGCTCTCGGATGTCGTTTTCATTGCGAGTCAACTGATTTTGCAGTTGTTGAATCATCAAGGGAGTGGCCACCAGCAGTTCTTTTCCGTCTACTGTGATACGGGCAGCAGCACCCAGGGGGTCAATTTTTAGCACGCTGGGCACTGATGCTCGTGGTGAGGGATCCTGTTCAGGATCTTGCTCGTACATGTCGTAAGTGTCACTCATGTGTGTTCTCCATATAGATATATTGTTTATACCGAAACGGGCCAGGCCAAACTATAGTCCCACACTTGCCAAGCATTCTTTGATAGAATCAGCTTCCTGCTTCATACGCAAGAACCTCACTTTCCATTTCCTGATATTGGCTGTCTCTTGGATGAGAGCCAGCTGTTCTGGACTACACCGTTCAAAGTAGTTTACTGCACCAGGTGTATTATAAAGTAGCCAGGGACTTATTTTCCCATCCCTGATCCAGTTTGTTATGATATTTGCATGGCAGGTAGCGAAAAAGCTGGTCCATTCATGCCCTGTGTCCCTAGCCCAGTTGCTGATGGTATCCAAACTCCTTTTTAGGGCTTGTTCACTTTTTTCGTTGTCCAGCAAATTGTTGAGATATTCTTTGTAGAGATTAAGATCACACCAGCGATCTATTTTTACATTGTTTTTCAGCATGTATTCAACCAGAGCTGGAAACTCCTGAACCTGATTTTCCAGGCTCCAGCTACCGAACTTGACAAATGCACTATACAAGGTGCTAGCACAGAACTCCTGATAGGTTTTGATGTGCATCTTGTTGGGAGTAATACTGTTATGAAACTGCTGAAATGCCATGTGACCCCTGCGCACATGTGGCTCTTTTTGAGCCAAGTGGCGCCTTTTGGGTTCACAAACATGTGTGGCCAGGCTGCTTTCCCTAGTAAAGTTCTTGTGACAAAACTCGCAAGTGTAGGGCTTGTTTAGATCAATCACCTCTATCTGTGAATTCTTTCTTGAGCTCATCTTTTAGATCCTTGAGTTCTTTGTCACTGAGAGCACTGCCTTTGGCAAATTTCATCCACTCTTCTTGAGTGCGCAAACTCTTGAGTAGGTCTCTTTCTTCCTCATTGATGAGTGGCCACTGTGCATTTATCAGTTTATCAAACAGTGGAGTTTTGCTATCAGCTTTTTTTGTGGGAATCCACTGATGATATTGTTTCTTTCCTGTGCCAGCCACAGTCATGAGCAGCCAAACCAATTCTGGATGCTTACTTAGCTCATATAACCTAAGGTTAATCAACTCATTTACGGCTAGTATAGCATACTCTCGTTCTCGGCTCTTGTCACTCAGCACACTCAACCAGCGCATGACAACTTTAGGGGCAAAGCCCTTGCGTTCTTCTTCTGTCAAATTGGAATAGTAGTCCTTGAGACCCCTGTCTGCTGCTTCCAGAGTCCCCATAAGATCCAGCTTGAAAGATCTCTTAGCTGTTTTGGGTTTGGCCATCGTTTTTCTCTTCTTCTATATACAATGATAAACTAGGGTTTTGGTTACATCAAGAGGTGTTATTGCTAAATACCAGCACAACGCCGCAATAGTGCGGTTTATGGGGTATAACCCGCCCCGTATGGCCTAGAACGCCACAAGGAGACCAATCAAATGGGACGCCCATTAAACAAGAGATTTTTTGACCCTACACCCCCCAGCAACGGAGAAAGTGTGGTCAGTTATAGCATTGATGTTGCAGGAACTTATACCGCAATACCCACCGTGACTGTAAGCCCACCAGGCCTGCCTGATGGAGTGATTGCAACACTGGGATCCACCGCAATGAAGGCTGTGAGCGCAGTGGTCACCGTGGGCGGCACTGGCGATGTGAGTGCAGACTATGCCCCAGGTAACACACTTACAGTTGCTGGCGGAACTGGCACAGCCCCTGTGTTCAGTGTCACAAGCGTGAAGGTGCGCACAGCAGCCAATGTGACCAATGCAGGCGGATTCCAAAATGGTAACACTGTCACATTCAGCACTGGCTGGTCCACTCCTGCTGTGTTGACCCTGACAGTGAATGGCGGCGGCGCCATCACTGGTGTGGCTGTCACGAATGCAGGCGTCAGATCCACATACATACTGCCCACAGACCCTGTGACGCCAAATGCAACCAATGGTCCTGGCACACTGGCTGGAACCACATTCAACTTGGGATTTTCAGTAAATGCTATCAGCCTAGCCACAGCTGGCAGCTTGACCGCACTACCTGCAAATCCAGTAGCCACCACCACCAACTCGTCAACTGGCGGCACAGGAGCCACACTCACTGTAACATACGGTGTGTTGTCGGTTCCAGTTGCTACTGGGGGTTCCGGTTATGTTAGCGCAGCAGATGCAGCATTGACATTCAATCCCACTGGCGCAACAGCCACAGCAATATTGAGCACCACAGGAACAAACGTGATCCTGGCTCATGCTCGAGTTTACGGTAGCAGTAGTGTGTTGGATGCAGACATTGTCAAGCAAACCAGCACCAATGAATACTTGATGAACACCATAGATGGATCATCCATATGCACGCTTGTGGAATCCGATGATCTATTGCAAGGTCAGGCATATATCAAGGCCACAGACTCACTGGGCAGCACATACTTTGTGGTCAAGCTCACAGCTCACTTGGCTGTGCTGGGCGCTCAGTGGGACAACGCTGGTTCGGGTTGGGTGTATATCCCTGGTGATGAAGTTCCTTGGAACTTTGACATCAGTGGTGACACACAAGGCCTACAAGTGCAAATAGAAAGCGCATAATAAATCAGCCAAGGGAAGTGGTAAACCCTGGCAGACTCAGTGAACCCCAACAGCAAGCCTGAGCGAACTGTTGGGGTTCACCTTATCTAGTAGGTGGCAAATTCAGTGTGGATACTTGTCTTGATTTGGTTCATGTCCACAGGCACCATCAGTTCGGGCATATAGCTGCTGGGACCCTGCTGCATTTTTACACAGTCCACATACATGCTAAATTTGCCCTCGGTGCTGGTGACCAAAACTTGTGGCACGTCAATTTCCTTGAGCACCTCACCAAACTGTTCAACAAAGCTGGTGTCCACTCCCAATGTATAAAACCTGGCCCCCCAGTGCGGCCGGCTTACACGGTCAGCTTGCAACCGCATCAGTGCTGTGATTCCATCCAAGTCATGTGGTTTTTGGCTTACACCAAAGCCCACATTTTTGTAACCCAACAATAACATGGGCACACCATGTTGCCAGCTTTTTTCCAGTAGCAGGGCTGTATCTTGAATGTCCAAGGTTCCCACCACGTGCTGCGCAGTGATTTTCACACTCCTGCTATCCCAGCCCCTGTTGGGATAACGATTTATCGCATGGTCAATCTTGGCCACCTTGGCCAAGTCCTTAATATTGTGAACACTGACTCCAATTGCTCCCACATACTGGCGTACTGCCTTGACAAGTTCCTCGTTTTTGAGCCAATCCACACCATATGTGGTGAAGTTGGGAACCATACCCCATTGATGGGTGCGCTCTAGAGCTTGTGCCAAATGGGGGTATTGAGTGGTTTCCCCTCCTCCAAAAGCGATCTCAAACACGCCCAAATCAGACAATGCTGCCAGCGTGGCATTCACATTGCTCCATTCTGCGTGTTGTCCCTGCTTGGTGCTGCTCTGATAACAGAACTGACAACCATAAGTGCAATAGTCAGTGAGCTTCACATCCACCAGTTCCGGGGTTTGTGCCTTGGTATATTCAGGCAGATCGGCATCAAAACTAAATCTAGCCTTGTTACCGCTGTGGGGATCAAAAATGACCCAATAATCTCCGTCTTCACGCACCCTTACGTGAGCCCCCGCAGTGTTGGACAGATTGGTGTATTCATTTTCATAACTGTCAGGTGGGGAGATCTGACCGTCGCTGTTGTCGTTTCCTCCCAGGATAACCACATTGTCTTGCATGAGCCAGTTATGATAGGCCTTAATAAAGCGTGGATTTTTGCCCAAAGTGCCGTTGAATATACTCCACACACTTTGGTGATCCACATTACCCTCACACAGCTCAGATTTTGCATAATCTGTGCCCAGCCATGTGTTCACAAGTTGAACCGCTGTATCAGAGGGGATATTACTACCCTCCAGAGCCAGCTTGAGCTGAACAGCCAAATAGGCAGTTTTGCTCTCCCTGTCAGCCAAGGTAAAAGTTTCCCAACCGTAATTGAAACGATTGTCCTCATCAGAACACACACGTTGGCCGGGAGGAATCATTACAATGCTGTGACTGCTGCTACTGTTTGTGGCAAATCCAGCTCGCACATTATGGATTTTGATCATGACATATCCGTTTATCTTGTATGCTACAAGATACTACATACGACCAGATTGTCAAGTCTAAACTAGCTCTCGTATATCCAGGATATCAAAGCTCTTGCCCACTTCTTGAATAAAATAGGCGCACACAGGCGATTGTTTGCTGCCCAGGGGCACGGCCAAATAGTGCCCAGTTTTGAGTTTGGGAAAACACCAACGCACATCATTAAATATGTTGATGATTTCAATGTTTAAAAACTGGGGCATGTAGCCGTTGATGGGATTGAATACAAACACATCAAAGTCCTTGTCCATCACATCCACCAGCTTCATTGCTTCCAGATCTCCTCCATGTTTGTCGCCAACCACAACACTCCAGTCCAGGGGCATCTGGATGTTATATTCCCCTATGCGAATATCTGCACAGGGGCTGCTGAAGGTGTCCAGGAACACCAATGGCGGCCAATAATAGTCTATGTTATTGTGGTCACTGTAATCCAAAACACAGTAGCGAAGATCATCAACTTTTTCTGGTAACTGATTCAGGTCAAAAGTTTGATTGCTGGTTGTCAAAATACGAATTGGTTGGGTCCTCGCTTACTTGGTGTGGCGATCGCGGCACAATTGCACCCATCAGCTCTGACAGTATTACGGAACCATCAGCGGTATATTTAGACACCAATCCGCGTGTTTGATGAATAATATTGCCGCTTATGTTTAATAGACAACAAGGTCCATAGCTTATGTTCTGTATTCTAGTACTGCACCTTTTTTATTTCGTAGGGATACTTGACTTTGTTGTAGATGGCTTTGCGCTTGTTCATGTGGTTGTTGCTGAACTTGCACTTGCTGGCCACATCCCAAATAACCACCTCATCCTTGTCGTTGGTTTTGCGAAGACCTCTGCCAATACTCTGCACGACCCTGATAAAACTCTTGCCTGGCTCCACCAAAACCACATGATTGATCTTGCCAATGTTGATTCCCACAGCAGCAACACCAAATGTGGCTATTACTACCCTGTTGTCCACGATCTCCATCTCACGGTAATATTCTGCACGATCTTTGTTTTTCATTTCTCCGCTTACAAAGATACTGCCCTTGAGATTGTCACGCAAAAATTCTCCTGTGGCAATACGGTCCACCAGCACCATTATGTTTCCTGTTTTGCTGATTTCCTCAACCAAACCAGAAAGCCAATTCAGCCTTGCAGGGTCTGTGGTCAAATATTTGAGCTCATTCTGATAGTCTGTATATTGTGCAGTTTCCTGAGTGTGAAGTATGTTCACTTGACATGATGCCAACACTCCTGCCTCCTGCAATTCATGTGCAGCCAGTTCACCAATCTGTGGGCCAATGGCAGTAAACAAACTGAGTTGGTTCCATTCTTCTTCGGGCAATGTGCCAGTGAGTCCCCAACGAATGGGCACATTCTTGAAGTTTTGAGTCATCAACTTTTGAACCACACCCAAATCTTTTACCCCGTGGCAATTGGAGACTACTGCCCCCTCAACGATATAATTATGATCTTCTTGAACATGAAGATTATACACGTTTTGAGGTTTATTAATTTCAGTCCTCTTTAGTAGTTTCATATAGGATTCTCAACTTTCTTGCGGTTGTGTCATCGAATTTGGATAAATCAGGATTCAATACATTGTTTACCAGCCAATATTGATCCGCTAGTAATACAGTGTATCCATTGTTTTGGGACCAGTCTACTAGACTTTCCCATTTGACTTTGAATATCCTATCCTTAGTCAATTCTCTTGGTTTTACTTCAATAACCAACTTATTTTGTTCATCTACAAAATCTACAATATAAACTCTTTCTTCGTTGTTATGGGTATAAGGTATTCTTAGCTTTTCATATTTGGCCTGTGGATTATAAGAGTGATATAGTGCCTCCCAACTTGATCTGTATTTTAGTCCGTTGAACAGGACATCATAATGAGTTTGTCTATTATTTGAATTGGGAGTAAATCTTCCTTCTTGAATCATGGTCTTCATAAGCAGAGAATGCTTATTTTTGACCTCCTCTGAGTGCCTTTTACCATACATAGGATTCCCGGCTCCCATACGCCGTTTTGACATATTGTCACACTGTTCTTCCGTAAGAGGACGTCTCTTATAGTCAATATTTTTCTTCTTACCTTTGATCCACGGTTGTCCAGTGTTTAAATTATTCCTTATATGATCCTTATGGATTTCTTGGCATTTTTGTCCACGCTTAACGGCCAGAATATGCAAAACATCTAGTTCGCTTATTTCGTTGGTGATCCATTGATCAAAAAGTTCGTACCAGATAGGGGCTTTAGAATATATCAATCTCTTGCGGAAGTTTTGTAGCTCTCCGCCTATAAACTCTTTACCATTGGTAACTGACCATTTATTTTTTGTGCAGACATCTATGCGCAAGATCTGATTACACAGAGCCAACTTGTCATTGATTCTCTCTTTAATTTCAGGATAGGTTTTCACGAATGCCTCCTCTTTGACTTCGTGTATTTATGCCATCTACGTTAGGAGACGTTTATGATTTCATGATCATTAGTCAATTCATCTGCTCTACACCAGCCTTTGTTGGTCATAAACTTATGATTGCCTGTTACTTTAATTACAGTTCCGTTATCGAATTCAAGCTCATACATTTTCTCTGTGTAAGAATTCGTAAGATTAACATGTTGTTTGACAACAATATCCTCCTTGAACTCCTTGGTAGATTCAGAATAGTTGATTACCCTGTCCCCTGGTTTTAAGTCTTTAATAGGCACATATCCTTGGGGAGTAAGAACTCTACTCTCCCCGTCGAAGCACTCATCAACTACGACACAGATCAAGTTTTTCATGAACACTTCCATTTGATGTTCATCCAAACAATCCTTGCTCTTTTTATCAAGAACATTCAAACTCTGCCAGGTGCAGATGGTGTGAGTGCGGTCATACTCTTTGCGATCACCATACATGACTCCCACATCCAATCCCAGATTGCGGTAGTCCTGCTCTGTTTGAGTCACCAGACTCTTGTTGGGAACAATCACAATAGTCCTACCATACTGTTCAACTATTTTGCTGAGAGTGGAAGTGATAATGGTTTTGCCCGCGCCTGTGGCCAATATGTTCACGCCTTGTAGATTGTTAAGGCATTCGTTGATAGCATCCACTTGATAGTCACGAAGCACGATGGGTTGACCTGCAAATCTGTGACCACTGGGCCAAGTGGTGCCAGCGTGGTATTGTTCATCAATGTTTCCAAAATCAAACTTATGATATGCTCTCTGATCGTCCAGTACAAATTCATAACCACGTTCTTGTAGCACAGGAATTAGCTTGTCCAGAATGTTCAGATAGCTCTTTCCACCCTGGGTACAAAAGCTGGTGGTTCCATCCCATCGTCCTGTCTTATAAGCAAAGCTATATCTAGCATGAGGCATAAAAAATTGAACACTCTTGACCAATGCACGCTTGGTGGCTGTATCCACATCTTTGATAGAGATGTTTACTTCGTCTTCAATAATAATTTTTGCTACGTTGTCCATTATGATGCCCTTGAGATGCTAGACTAAACTATAATTTATCATCAGCCTGTGTTCAAGAGCCTTATCTGAATACCTGATCCTTCTAGAACTTTACTAGCCTGGTTTATCCTTTTGTGATCTGATCCATTCAGCAACATGGCGTGGAGTAATCATGATCTTCTCAACGTCATTGATCCAAACTGTTTCCCCCACCTGTTCACGTGCAGCAGCTTCAAATCCCTTTATTTTGACAATGGCTGCTCCAATTGTATATTCATATTCTTGATCATCTACAGTGATCTTGCGGTAACTCATGGAATGTCTCTCAAATGTTTGGAATAGATTTTGAGCTTGTCAAATTTTCTCTGTTTGGCAAACTCTATCTCTAGTGTTCCTATATTATGGTATCTACAAACAAGGTCGGCCAATGCAAACACATCACCTATCTCTTGGAGCAGTCGTTGTCTGGCGGTCACACCAGGCTGTTCAGGATTTTCGCTCATCAAACCAAAACGTTTGACCTTGCTGATTATTACCACCAGTTCGCCACACTCTTCCTGGAGTATGTCCAATGATTCTTGTTGTGCATCTGTCATGCTGTTAGTATAGCCGAGTGTGATTGGCTATTCAAATACAGACTTACTCTCATCATGCATTCTCTCAACCAGTTGATTCCAGGCCAGAAGCAAGAAGGGCTGCCATTGCTGGCAGCCCTATCTTTGTGATTACAGTAGGAATATTTGCTCGTTCAATTCCGTAGCGAATCTGTGAAGTTCAAACGGGTTGTGAGCCCTCGCTTCACGAGCTGTTATCTCAAGCCCTTGCTTTTCCAATTCCCACCCTCCGATCAGTAAGACTCTACTCGCTCAATTGGCTCACACCTTTTGGCTTTCCATGTACCACGCCGGATTTATCGCATCAGTGTTGTTACTGTAATCTGTAGCCACACATGATGTGAGTCATGTGTGGCTACCAGTCTAGTGTTGGCCTACTCTCACCAGGCCTACACTGTCACTTGCGTGCCTTGAGAGCAGCCAGCTTGTCCTGAAGGCTCTGGCTCTTGCCACCGCCATCCACCTCAGCCAAGGCCCGGGTAATGGCATCGTCAGCTTCCACCGCCTTGCCCAGCACACCACTGCGGATGTTGTTGGCTTCAGCTCGTTCGCGAGCAGCACGAGTATTTGCACTCATGGCATCAATGGCCAAGTCAGCACCGCTTAGTCCCTTGGTGATACCAGCCAGGCGCTCCCTGTCAGCTCGGCGCTGGTCAGCCACCTTTTCAGCCTGTAGGGCACGAGCCTGTTCACGCTTGGCAGCTTCGATCTTTTGACGGCCCTGCATAACCAGTTGCTGAGCATTCTCAGCCGCCACCCGGGTCTCCTTGGCCCAAGCTTCTGCATCAGAAGCTTCAGACTCTGCAGTCTCCAACTTTCCAGCCCAATCCAAAGCTTGATCCGCAGCCTTGTTGGCGGCATCTTCATTGCCAGCCATGGCCAGCTTTTCGGCGGCAGCAGTGTAACGATCCACGTTGCTCTGGATGTTCTTGACCGCATCACGAGCAGTCTTGGCATCAGTTACAGCGCGGGCAGCAGTCTGGGCCATTTCTCGAGCAGTGTTATCCCACTCCTTGAGTTGGGCTTCACCTACTGCATCAGGATCCCACTTGGCCATCAGCTTGACTGCCCCATCATGCAGATCCTGTGCCTTCTGGGTAATATAGTTTGTGAGAAACATTTGTTTTACTCCTTGAGGTTGTGTTAAGCTACTGAAATTACGTTCTGTGTAGCTGGATCCAGATCCACGCCCACATACACCTTGACTGTGCCAGTGGCACCCTGGAAGGTAACTAGCAAGTGTTCAACAATAGAGTTCACGTCAGATGTCAAGCGTGCATACTCCATGGCTTCATAAGCAATTATACTGCTGGTGTTCACATATCGGATTTGCTCTTTGAATTGCACAGGAGCATCTTTGGTTGTAGCCCACTGTCTATCATAAACTAGGGCAGGAGGACCGTCAATCTGAAATTGTGGCCAGCCAATCAGTCCAGGTTCAATAATTTCGCTGTTTCCCCATTTGTCACGAATAACCATGCCATGGGCATCGCGACCAATCTTGCCCAGCCAAAATTCCACATCATCCTGTGTGGATACGAGTACATCCTTGTGTAGTGTAAACAAACGACATTGTCTCACTTGGTCCATCTTTGCAGCTTGTGTGACCACCTGGAGGAAATTTTCACTACCCTGCAGATACACATTGTACACGTCCATACCAAAAAGATGGATCATACCCAGATGGCTCACAATTTGGTCGCCTTGGGGAACCTGAATAATACTGCCGTCAGCTTGGGCCAGACCAATATCCACATCTGAGGGATGCCATACACTGCCAGGAACAAGACCCAGAGGTGCCCGAATTACGGGCAATATAATTGATGTATTTGGGTCAGGTGCGGTTACAGCCTGTACCTTTTTGCGGAAAATATTACCAAGAAGGCCCATGACAAAATCCTTTTAGCGATTACGAAGCATACTGAAAACTAAGAATCCAGCCACACCCAAGGTGCCCAACCCCAGCAGCCAGATCAGCCAAGTCCAGCTTGAGCCGACGGAACTCGTGTGAGTAGGCCTACTAGCCATAATAGGAGCAGGCTGATAACCAGGTGTGGGCACATAAATCACTTGCGGTGAGGATGGCACATAGATCGTTTCACGTTCCATCACAGTCCTGGCTTCAGACCTGGGTGTGGTTGCGGTAGAAGGGCCAGTATAACTGGGAGTAGCAGCACGTTGTTCCTCACGTTGAACGGGTGTGGGAGCACGGTCAGACTGATAACTTTGATAGGCTGCGGCTGCACCTGCGCCAGCAGCCGCACCAGCCAGTGCCCCTGCAGGGGCACTTGGCAATTTAGGAGCGGATGGAGTTGAAACAGCTGGTGGAGAAGCAGTAGTAACTGGTTGCGATGAACTAGGACGGCTGAATCCGTTATTGCTGGGAGCAGCAGTAACTGGGGCGCTAGGTGTGGGGGTAGCCACACGTGGAGAACTGGGGGCAGGTGAACTCACACTGGGACGGCTGAATCCACTGCTGGAGGAAGAGGAGGGAGAGCTGCTTGAATTGTTACCAGCCCCCAGAGAGGGTGCAGTGAAAAGAGCCATGCTCAGAACTGATGCTGCCAGCATTGAGCGGAATGTGATCCTTGAGTTCATAAGGAATACTGCCTTTGTTATGATATCTGGTATTATACGGCGAATATGCCAGGTGTCAACCGGCCACGTGAACCTGGTCAAACCCTTCTTCTTCAGTGGGCATTTCCAGTTGGCTGGCCATACCCATCACCACATTAGCCGGAATGGTCTTACCTGCGCGGCTATCAAGCCTACGCTTGAGTTCCGTACTGTTGGGGGTGGGAAAGAACACTGCCACCTTGCGATAAGTAGCAGGCACGTGGGCCAGCTTGGCGCGGCGTGCCTTGGCAGTCACATTTGTCTGGTCATGGATCACATCAAATCCATTGGCCAAAGCATCTGCAATGGCCTTGTTCATGTGATTGGTGGCTGCCTTGATCTCAGATTGGAAAACCTGAGAGTAGGTCTTACCCTGCGCCTTGGCCTGCATTTCAATAAAATGATCAGTGCTTGCAAGAACAGTGTTGCTCCAGTCAATAGGCTGTTTGGAAATCCAGGTGCTCTTACCAGAGCCTGGAACCCCAATCAGCATGGTATAAGTGGGCATTAGCGATTCTCGCAATGCGCCAGATACTGCACATTACGTCCGGCAGCCAGATTGGACATGTTCAACGACTGCACAACGATAATTTCGTTCATGCAATTGCCGCTCATGGCAACCATTTCACTGCGCTCTGGCTGGATCACACCAGCCACCATGGTAAGGATTACTAGAAAAGTGCTCATTTGATTTCTCCTTGTCTGTGTTACACTAGCGCCAAGTGGTTGAGTTGTCAAGCTCTTCTGGAGCAAACTGCCCACCTGAGCGATCAGGATACATCTGCCAACTCTGAGCACTCAGCTTATCCTGTGCCACCCTCAGTTCATCCTCCAGCTTGCGCAGAGGTTCATACAGATGGCGTAATAGTTGTTGCTTTTGATCGCTGTATTCTGGCAGTTCTCCAAACCATCCGTTCAGGATTGCGTCCACACGATATTCCATGATCAACGGCCCCCGTTCTTGAACAGAGTCTTGCTGGCTCGGCTCTGCCAATTCAGCGGCATGGCCTTCATCAGGTCTGCGGCCTTGAGCACTGTGCGTAAATCTACAAAATTCAGCTTGTTTACGTTGCTGAGCAGCCAGTCCATGAGTGTGGTCTTTTCACGCTTGGTGAATTCATATTCGTCCAGCATGTCTGTGTTAAGCACCACGTTCTTCATATGCACTAGACGCTCACGCATGGTGTCAATCTTCACGTCCATGTAGTGAACGCGGCTCATGAGCGCATTCAGATGGTTGGCAATGCGCGGGCTCTTGCAGTTGTCCCACTTCATGTTGGTGAGGAAGATCACGCCGCCACGGAACTCAAACGAGTTGGGCACACCTTCCTTTTCCAGGATGGTGCTGTTGGTGCCCCAATGCACACGACGCACCTTCTTGGTGTCCAACACCGCCTTGAGCACGTTCAGGGCATCTTCATCATACAGCGCGCCATCGCAGTCGTCCAGCACCAGCACGCTGCCTTCATCAGCATACTTGTAAAGCATGCAATAGAGCGTGATAGCGCTCAGGTTACCCTTGAAGATGTCATACTTGGGATTGGTGCCAGCCAGGCGAGCAGGCACGCCCAGCGTCTCTTCCAGAGTGGTTTCCACAGTGTGGCTCTTGCCAATGCCGGCAGGGCCGCTGATCACAAGGCCCTTGACAACACTGTTGGCCACGGCGCTGGTCATCTCGCCCAGGATGTCAAACGTTTCCTTGAGATCAGCAGCAATCTCGTCGTCTGTGCGCTCCAGCTCAGGCTCAGCTTCCACAGCCACAGCCTTCTGGCCAGTCTGAGCGTCAATCATCTCATAGTCAGTGGGGTTCAGGTAGATGCGGTTCTTGCCCTGACGCAGGTCCTCGTGACCCTCACCATCCACTGTAATGAACGTGCCAAACTCGTTGCGGCCCAGGTGGCCCATGAGACGGAACACACGATTGGTAATCTCGTTACCAGCCTTGGTTTTGCCGTTTAGCACGCGGACGAAAGCGTTGTTCAGTTCCATGTGTTTTACTGCTCCGTTGTTCATGTGGCCAATATAACATTGTTTGGGTGGGCCGTCAACCAAAAAAGGTGTCTTTTTTACTTTTTTTGGGATGCCCTAGCCCCTTGATCTGCGGCGGAAATGCTTTATTACACTGCCTTTTGTGGGATGTCAACAGTTTTTTAGGGTAATTTTCCTGCGTTCGTTACGCGGTCGTATTTTTGTGATAAAGCTTCTGATTCTGGTTGACCATATCCGCTATGGTGCTATAATACGCGCATAACGACGCAACGGAGTAGACAAGATGGACCGTTTTGCTCTTATTACAGCCCGCACCCAAGAAGTGCTCAACCAGGCTGAAGCGCTCTATGGCGTAAAGATCAACCCCAGCATTGCTTTCAACCTCCGCGGTCGCGTTGCAGGTTGGGCTGGCTGCAAGTTTTGCTTCCTCACTCGTAAAGCTACTCAGTTCAGCTTGCGTTTCAATCGCGAGCTGATTACGGGCAACCATTTTGACGATATGATGAACAACACTGTGCCCCATGAAGTGGCCCATTTGGTTTGTTATGCGCGCCCTGAACTGGGCCGCAAGCATGACGGTGGTTGGAAGAGGGTGTGCATGGCGCTGGGCGGCAATGGAGATCGTTGCCACAATTATGATGTGGTGGTCAAAGGTCGCTGGGACTACCTCACAGACCTAGGAAACAAGGTAAGTGTCACCAAGAAGCACCATGTGTATGTGCAGCAAGGCGGTACCCTGCGCTTCAAGCGGGGGCTGGGTATGATCAGCAAAGCCAGCATGTGCGCTCCCAGCGGCCAACTCCAAGTGACACCCAAGTCAGATGGCACGGTTGTGGTTCGCACCCAGCCCAAGAATGAACCTGCTGTGACACCCAAGAAGGAAATTACCAAGACTGTGCCGGTGAGCAAGGATGGTGAGCTCACTTGGGCAGAGAAGGTGCGGCGTTTGATTCGGGCCAACAAGCCAGAAGGCATGAGCATGGATACGGTTATCGTGTTGGCCATGGACCTGGGCATGACCAAGGAACGTGCCAAGAGCTGTGTCAAGGCACATTGGAACAAGATTTAAAAGGAAACTCAACACGTGAATGAACATGAACCAAAGCCTCCCATTTTCAATACGGATCAGGGGCTGGATTGGGAATCAGATTTGGAAATGACAGCCTGGGCCCTAGAGTTTTTGAAAGCTTTTATGGCTCAGCAAGATCTGGAATTTTTTCTACGTCCCAGCTTTAGGCAGCAGATGATGGGAGAGGACATTCCTGAGATTCTGGATCTTATCTCGGGTGCTAGGCCGTGATAAAACTTATGGTGTTATAAGAAGGTCTGCACAGGATTGAGTAATCGGATACTCCCTAGTAAAATAGTCAAGGCGGTGGTGCTGATACCGCCTTTTTCACGGAGAGATTCATGACATCTGCTTACAATACGCTGGACCACTTGCTCCAGCCTCAAAGTCTTACACCAGAATCTGCTGAGGCATACATCAAAATGATCCGTGCAATGCCCACAGAGCAATTGCACGATGACTATATGATGATCTGGTTGCAAATGCCGGAAACAGGCTATGCAGATAAACAAACAATTGCTAGTGTGCGCCTGGCTATAATTGCAGAGCTCAAAAATAGAATTCCCTTGGGGGGTCAGACACGATTGGAAACCAGGTTGAAAAACCGTAATCAGGAAATCTTGATTGCCAATACTGAAACCCTTATTGAAAAATATTCAAGTTTAGATAATAATCAAAACATGAACACAATTTTTCACGACCCTAGAAAATTCCTTGAACACTTGGAAGCATCACTGGGCGCCAAGGATAGCTTGACTGAGGCACATCAAACTCAACTGTTGCACGGATGCCTGCACACTCTACGCTACCTGTTGGATAGCCAAAACGTTCTCACTGAGAGAATGGTAAAAACACTGGATGTGCTGAATGCTCCTCACGAAACATGGGGACACAAGCTGAGCGAGCTCTATACTCTGCTTGAGGCAGGCGCAGTCACACCTGAGGAGATGAATGTAATCCTGGTCAGGGAAGTTTGCAGTGCTCCAAAATCTTAAGGGTGTTGTATTTCTGGAAAATCCTGACCGTGTGGCTATAATTTTTGGTGATGGACCTGTCAACAGATGGACAACGCCCTTCCTGGTTATGAATTTGATTCTCCAATTGGAAGATCATGACCTAAGGACTTTTAAAGTAATCAAAAATAGATACAGCTACCTCAAAGAGCTAGCCTTGTTGGGCGAGTTGTTTGAGGATTATACCGTTCTGCAAGATGGCTGGCACGGTATAATACAACTAGGCGACAGTGACTATTTCCGACTACAACTGAGTGCGGGCTAGAGCAGCCAAGCTCCCAAACTTATGGCCAAGCCTACAAGGGCTCCAAAATAAAGTTCACCCAGTTCAGGCCCTGTTTGGAACCCGGGTCGGGTGCTGGGCGTTCTCCATCCCAGTTCATACATGACCCCACACAAGGCTCCAGCTATGGACACAGCCACGGCTCCTGTGTGAAATCCTGCTAGACCTATCATAAGGGCCACACCCAGCATTTTTACAAAGCCAACCAAAGTCATCACTGTGAAATCCCTGATCCATGTGCCGTGCATACGGCCCATGTCAATGCCGCCAAACCATCCAATGGTTGCGCCAGCAAAAGCAAGAACACCTGTTGCCAGCGCAAAATACCAAGCAAATTGATACCAGGCCCAGGTTACTAGTGCAACTGGGATGGCCCAGGCTATGATCCGGGCAGTGGTGGCTCCCCAACCAATTTTATCACCCCACAGTCCTCCCCTCATACGAAAGCCGATGCCCAGAGCACTGGCTGTGAGTAAACTCAGTAAAATACAAACCACAATCATGGATGCCTCCTTAATCCAATTTGGCGTCATCCATTCCCGAAACACGGAGCCTTGTGATATTATTGATACTAAAACTTTTGGCTTCCAATCCCTTGATGACGGCCAAATATTTATTGCGCACTAGAGCCACCTCGTTTATGAGCATGCTCATGTCCACAATGTCTTCTTCACCGTCAATATATTTTTCAATGCTGCGATCAGTCAGCTCTCTGTTGTAACGTTCCAGATACTTGCGATAATGATCGCTACGCATCTTGTCATACTTGACGTTCAAGTGTTTGAGAACAGCTTCAATTTCTTGAAGCTGATCAAATCTGTAAGCTACACAACCAGGCAAGTCTTGAGCATTTTTTTCAAGACTTCCCCTGATACGAGTTTCCTCTCTGGCCACCAAGGCTTCAGCACTGTAATGCTCAATCATGTCAGGTAGTCTACCCAAGTCAGCCTTTATACGGAGGAACCATTGCATATGAATATCCTATCAGAAATCGTCGTCAAGATCAAAGTCATCAAACACTTCTTCCAGTGCTGAATCAAGATCATCGTCCACGTCTTTGAGTTCTTCCAAATCCTCAATTTCCACATCATTGTCAACAAGCAGTTGCAGGATGGCTGTGATCAATTCTTCACGCTTGTTGGCGTTCACATAGTCTTTGATGGTTTCCCATAGTTCAGCAACGGTTTTTGCATCAATTTGCATAATAATTTTTCCTTACTGGAGGTGCGGCTATTTAAGATTATGAATACTTGAGACTCAAAACAGTCTGGTATTGGTCAAACAAATGCTTGAGATCAGGGTCTGTTTCCCGCAACTGTTGCTCACGCTCCACCTTGCGTTTATACTCTTGCACCCACACCAAAGTTTCACGGAGATTATGGGTCATTCCAATCATAATGTCTACACCTCCCTGTCTTTCCAGGGTGCCCACCATGAGCATATCAGGATTGTTGCTGATAACATCCACTATTTGCCTCATGACTGGTTTCCCGAAATAAACTGCCCGCAACTGGCGTAAACTTCACGACCAACCCGGGATATGATCTTGCAAGGCATGTATTCACTGATCACTTCCTGAATGGCTTCCAAGTTGACACTTTCTAGGCCCTGATCAGATGTGAGTGGATTGTATCGCACAATATTGAATTCTCCACGGATTCCCCTGCGCCAGATTTCATGAGCCATTTCACGAACCTGATCCACATGATCATTCTCACCCTTGATGAATGCTCCATGAAATTTGATAATTTTCTTGCTCACAGATTGATAATCCTTGAGCAACTCTAGGCTGGTGTCCACAGGCAAACTGGTGGGTAGCCACCGCTTGCGAAAATTGGCATCTACACTATAGATGCTGTAGTAGATGGTGGGACTGATAAACGGAAAACACTCAACCAGGTTCTTCTTTAGAGTAACTGGCAGTATGGTGCTGATGTTAAACTTGGTGGCCAAACCCCTATCACGAGCAATACTTCCCAACATATACAGCATCTCTGTGCTGGTTTCTGTTATGGTGGGATTGGCCATGGGTTCTCCGCGGGCCATCCAATTTATGTGAACAAGTTTGGCTGGTGCTTCTCTTTCATAATGCCGTAGCACTGTTTCGAACTGATTTACAAAATCAGTAAGGTCGCAATTTTTGAACTGAGTTTGACCTGTTGCAGTCAAGTGGCACATGCGGCAACCGCGATTGCAACCAGTTTGGCTGCTCAAATAGGCAATAAAATAATCCTCAGCTCGGCGAACATAACGACTTTCAATAAAGCCCGTGAGTTGTTGTTCCACAAAATTCACACTTGGGTCTTGACTGTCTCTCAAGATTTGCATATTAAATTGTCCTCAAAGAAAGAGTGTGAATGCTTCCACTCACACTCATTTTGCAAGCTATTTTTTATTATTTCAAACTTCAGAATCAACTGATGTGGCTTGATGGCCACGCTCACGGCGTTCCAGAGCGTCATGGAACTCGTCCATGACTGCTTCTAGGCAGCCATCCTCATTCCTGTCCCAGGGCTTTTCAAACTGCTTGATCTGTGTGCCATCCAGCTTTGTGTAGGCCCACTTGTTGCCTTCCTTGACCAACAGCTTCTTTTGAACAAACAGGTCAAACAAGCCACTGAAAGGATCCATACCCCTGTCATAGGGGATCTTGATTTCCACCTGCTCAAAGGGCTTGTTGTATCGTGTCTTCATGATCTTGCATTGAGCACGGATACCACTCACTTCACCGCCTGTGAGCTTGTTACCCATCTCATCTTCCTTGAGCTTGAGCTTGCGCATGGCCAGCACAATGCTTGAGGCATAGATGGGACCCTGTCCACCACTGATCACGTCATCAGGATTGAACATGTCCTGGCTGGCATAACTGTGGTTGGTGCAAACCATACCCACATCATATTCACCAAACATGTTCACACAGTTGCGCACCAGTGCAGCCAATGCCTTGGGCTTGCGACCCATGTCGCCCTTGAGATCACCAGCTTCAAACTGATTCACGTCAGTGGGTGTGAGCATCATGCCCAAACTGTCAATCACAAACAGCACACGTGGACGAAGATCTTCATCCACGCTGCCATACTGAGTCTTGTAATCCTTCATAAAGTCGCTGATCAGCTTGGCAACATCGTCAATCATGGCCATGTTGGCCTTGAGCAACTTGTCCTCGCTGGTGTCCACATCCAGTGCCTTGAGCCAGCTTTCGTCCAGAGCGTTTTCAGTATCAATCAGCACCACAAACACATCTTTCTTTTGTGCGTTGGCTGTGATATTACCTGATGCAAGAAAGCTCTTGCCTGATCCACTCTGGCCACCCAGCATGGTCACCTTGCCCAGTGGAATTCCACCGTCACGGAAACGCCCGCTGATTGCATAGTTGAGTGCATAATTGCCAGTGCTGATCCACACCTTGGGATCACGAAACCCCATACTCAAACCAGGGATGTTTTTGGTGATGTCCTTGCGGAACTTACTTAAATCTAGTGCTTTCATAATTCATCCTTGTCATAGAGAGTTCAAGTGTGATAGATTTCTCTATCACACTTGCAGTGTTTTAGGCGCCGCCGTTTTGCTTGCGACGGATGGCTGCCAGGATATCCTGTGGATTTGTGAGCTTCTTGGCTTCACCAGCTGGTTCAGCCTTGGCTGCTGGCTTTGTTTCCATATCAAAAGGTGGCTCATCCTCTTCAGCGGCCTTGGGGGCACGGATGTTGAGGTTTTTGGTGGGGATATTCACCTTGGGGGATTCCTCACGAGCAGCACTACCTGATGTGTCTGCATCAGTCTTCAAGCCATAAGGCTTGTAAAACTGGGCATACTTGTCAGGATCATAGGGCTTCTCATCCACACTGTCATGGAACATGGACATGATCGCTTGCAGATGATCTTCATCTGGCTTCTTGGGCAGGAACTGGCTGAGAGTGAATAGGCCATGCTTTTCAATAGCTGCCAGTTCTTCTTCAGTGAGTGCGCTTTCGCGACGTGCCCATGCGCTCTGACCATAGTCAGCATACTGACCCTTGGTGCCCTTGACCAGACGGAAATCCAAGCCCTTTTCATATTCAACTGGGCTGTTTTCAATCTCCTGGTCCATGAACACAGTCTTGATGCGATCAAACACGCTGGGGTTGATCACAAACCGACGGATCGGATTCTCATGTGTATTGCCTGCGTCTTCTGCATTTGGATTCTGACGCACAAAGCCCTGGAACAGAAAGCTCTTCTTCCTCCAATACTTGCGGGCCATGTCTTCCAGATCCTTGCCACCCTTCCACCAAGGACGGATTTCTGCATTGATTGGGCAGCTCCCAGGCTTCCACATGTCCATGCATGGAACCTGAACTTCAGTTGCACGACTTGAGCTATCACCCTTGATGCCTGGAAATGGCAGCTTGATAATAAGCCGTTCAGACCAGAAGAAGTCGTTGCTGGTATCGCCGTCAGGTAGGAATCGGAGTGTTGCTGTGCTGCCTTCTGGGTTGTTCCAGAATGGATAAGTGGCGTTGTCTCCACCACGTGCGCCGCCCTGTGTGCGGTCTTTATTCGATTGTTGTGCTAGTAGTTTTTCACGAATCTGAGCTAAATTGAGTGCCATTATTTTTTCCTTTTATGTGCCATATATGTTTTAAGAAAGCAAGCTGAATGTTCCATCAGCCTGCTTACAAGTATATTTATCCATCGAGCATGGATCAAACAAATTTATCGGATTTTTTTAAGTTTTTCGAGAGCTGAGTTGATGCTGTCCAGGGTGCTTTTGGGATCCTTTTCAAAACTGGCTTCCCAGTTGGGAACGTTGTCCTTTAGGTTCAAATAAACTTCGCGAGGATCTGTGCTTTCTGCATCCTCAGATGCCGCTTCCACATCGCTTAATACGTGAGTATCTTTTTCAAAGATCACGTCGTTGTCAAACTGTCTGAACCAGTTTTCCATGACCTGTTGCTCACGGAACCATTGGGCTTGCACCATATCATCATCCCAAGAGTCTGCTGGCATGCTTTCGGGCTCCATTTCCACTTCGGGATCCACATTAATCACACTGTTCATTGCGGCGGCAGCATCTTCTGTGCCATCAGGCCAATTCAACATGGTGGGCTCACCAGCAGCAGCCTTCCAGCTGGTGACATGATCAGTTGCTTGGTCCATGCCTGTTGTGTAACTGTGGCTTTGAGCAATTCTGCGCAACAGGTTTTTGATACCATGGACCAAGCTTTCAGCTTGAGCTTGAGTTGTTTGATCGCCATTTGTTTGTAGCCATTTGCGAACTTTGCGCATCTGCATGAGAGTGCGGATCAGATGATGAATCATCTCACCATGATCATCCCAGGGAGCATGTCCTTGCTCAATGTGCTGCGCTAGTGCTCTGGCTCCAGTGATATGCTTCCATGGGCAACGATAACGGCTGCCATCTGGCGCATGTATAAAGATGTCTTTGATTCGAGTCCAGCGCGGAGTATTCTCTGAATCGTCCAGTCGTTGACTGTGACGGATCACCACTTGTGTTTCACCAATGTTCATGCGGCTGGTTCTGGTGCTGCCAGTCCAGCTACTTTCAGTAACCTCTGCGGGGTTTACATGATGAATAAAATGCTTGGGCTGTAGAGTTTTGCCATAGATATAAGTGTCAAAACTGTGGTCATATAAGTTGTGTTGCTTGAGAGTGCTTTTCATTTGAGTTACCAACTTCATGGGTGTGGTTTGACTACAGTAAAACTTAACCAAAGGCTTGGCTGGTTTGCCTTTGGTATAGCCCAGAGTCACCATCAACTTTACAGGATCACTGTAAAGGAATGTGGATTGGTCAGCATTGTAAACACGCTTGCCCTTGTTGTCATACATGAAGATTTCATGTCCTTGACCAGTCAGCAGCTTGAAAATTTCTTCAGCCATCCAAGAATTCGCTATATCAGACATAATTTATCTCTCAACGTTTAGACTATTTAAGTAATAATGTTACCAGCCAATACTAACAGGCATTGGCTCAACCAAGTCTTGTAGATCTTGTAGGTCCTGATCCAGGAACTTTTCAGCAGTGCGGTCGTCCCATTTGCTGATTTGTTGGCTCATTCTCACAATCAGCAAAGTAGCACTCACCAGGTCATCATGTTCTCCTGACTTGCCTGCAAAGCTGTCGCCCTTGCTCACATAATTCTTGATTTGACTTACCAGAGCCTTGCTGCGGATCTGCATTTTGTTGCTTTCCACCAAGCTCTTGAATTTGACTACTGCTTGACTTTTACTGCGAACATTGGTGTTGTATCCTCTGCGCACCACATTATTGGTGCTCACATCGCTCATCAGCTGTGCAGGTATGATATCCAAACCCACTTCATTCAATAGTTCGGTAACACTTTGGCCTACTGCATTATTTTCAAAGGTCCAAAACAACTCTGGTTCACCAATTTGATCTGGAAGTCTGCGAATTTCCTTGTCCAGCCACTGGCATGTTTGGATCACCACCTTTAGCTGACTGGCCACATTGCTTTTATTGTGCATCCATTCTGCTACTTGTGCCATGTCTGGCAGCCTCCACACCTGAACTGCGCCATAATCTTTACCCACACCTGCACTGGGATCCAATCCCACCAGGTAGATGCTGTTGGCTTGTGGCCGTTCAAACCAACGTATTTCTTGTGTTTTGAACAATGGTTCTTGGTTGACAAGATTTGCCAAAACCTTACTATCAATGAGCGTGTCCTCAGCACTCAAGAATTGCAGTTCATATTCACGTGCAAACTTCTCATAGCCAATTTTTGCACGCTCCTTGTTAGCCCAATCTTCATCTCTTTCTGGATGTTGATCCCAGGTGGCTTTGAAGGCCTTGAAGCCGTTGGCGCCCAGTCCGTCGGCTCTTTCATTGCCAAATTCGTCCAATGTTTTGTTGGCAGCATACCAAATGTTGGCAAAGGTGTCTTCATCACCATTGGGAGTGCTTGTAATAATACACTTGCCACCTGTGGCAAGTGTGGGACTGATGGCTGTCCAGAACTCTTCGGCAATCCTGCTTTTTACGAAAGCCATCTCGTCACAGTAAAGCAAGCTGATACTTTTACCGCGCCCTGCATCTGCTGTGGTAGTGGTACTCTCTATCTTGCTGCCGTTATCAAACTGTATCTTTTGCACATTCCAGGTGACCACACCAGGACGTAGCCAGTCAGGAAGTTCTTCGTAGGCAAAGCGAACACGATCCATGATTTCAGTGGCAGCTTTGAACTTGTTGGCTGCTATAAGCACATTCACGTTGTTTTGAAAAATACTGAACCAGATAATAAATGCGGCGGCGCTTGCTGTTTTACCCAGCTGACGACTACACATGGCAATAACTTGGCGATTGGCTGCAAAAGTTTGCAACATGTCCACCTGGTAGTCATATAGATCAAAAGCTATTTTGCCTTTGGTGGGATGCTGAACCCAGATATAATTCCTGCAGAAATATACAGGATCCATTGCGCATCGTAGGAACTCTGGTTTCTGTTGAGCATTGAGAGTGAGTTTTTGATAAGGGGCTTTGATGAGGTTGGGCTCATCTTGCATCATGTATTTAAGTGGCTTTTTTTGGGCCATGATTTAGTTCATTCTAAGTATTGCATCTACACTTGCATAGCTTGCATAGTGGCGTTGGTTTACACCCAAATTGATTTCTCTTATTACTGCTTCTATGTTTCTTTTCCAGTGCCAGAGGAACTTGTGTGTTCTCTCCAGCTCTGGTATCAAATCTTCATAACTCCAAACAAATTCTTGAAGCAGAGTAGTGTAGTCTGGTCTATAGTATATTATTTGGATTGTAACTGGTTGTTTGGATCGGATCAGCATCAGTCGGGTAGTTCTTGTCTTTCAATACGGCTGAGTGGACTACGAGTTCCATCGTCCACAACCTCCTCCTTGGCAAGAGGATCCTTGTCAAATTCATCTCTGGCGTTGGCTGTGAGAGGACTAGCATATCCAGCATCATTTTCTCTGGCCTCATTCAAAAAATCCAGATACTTGTTTTTGATTTGATCAAATGCACTTTCTTTCATTTCGTTTTTGAGAGCATTGCTGCCGAATTGAGCACTGGTAAGACGTTCTGGAAGGTCAGCACGTCCACGGAAGTTATAGTCTGTGATAGTGAACTCTTCCTGATCTTCAATGTAATCTTTATGGCCATAGTCATAAGCGGCTTGTTGTTCCATCATGGCAATGGGCATTTCCATTGCTGGCATACTCATTGCACCTTCTTCCGGCGCCTCACATCCGCAACTGTCATCCGAAGTCATTTCAGAACCTGTGACGCCAGATAAACTTAAAATCCTAGCCAGGAAGCCAGCATTGTCAGCTTGCAAGGTAGTGTTTGTAGCCACGGTAACATCAACGCCTGCGCTGTTGTCAGTAGCAGTGGCGCTTATGCTCAAGTTATACTTCCTACCAGCCTCGTCATTTTGTCCACAGAGGTCCAACAGTCGCATAAGATCCTTGGCATCTGTTGTGCCCAGGTTTAGATGGCCCTGCGTTTGCTGTGTGACAGGGTCAGTTTTGCTCACATTCAGGTTGTAGTTTACGGGGTTTATTTGTGTCATTTTTTGGCACCCTTTGCTGCTTTACGAACAGGATCGCTGGTCATCTGTGTGACCACAGTCTTGCCCTTGCTGTCTTTGTTTAGTTGGAAATATTTTTTGATATCGTCATCCAAGTTAGCATCTGGGGCCAAATAACCATTGGGCACAGGCTCTTCAACAGGAGACTTTGGTTTATACACTGGCTTGGGTGTATCATATTCACTATTGAAGTCAGCAACATCTTGCTTGGGTTCGCGACTTGCAGCCATTATTTTGGCAACGTCATTATTATCACTACTGGTTTCAAAAGTTTGAGTTTTGCGGCTGGCTGCTACTTGTGCCAGTGTGTTCAAGAACTTCTTGTTGTATTTGTCCCCATATACATCTGTAACAGTGGGCTGTTCGGCAGGCAGATACTCTCGGTCAGTGCTCAAAAGGCTAGCTTTTTGTGTGAGACCCTTTTTCTTGGCAATCTGTTCCAGATGTCTTAGTATGGCATTGCGGTTGCCTTCCACTTCAACAGGTTCGTTGTCAGCTCTCACCACCAAAAACTTCTCTGGCACACTAAGAGCAGCTCTTAATTCCTGCTGTAGGATATAGGCACTCATGGGCACAGCCACAGTAAAGTCCAGATAATTTACCACAGCATTGTCCAAGTCCTGGAATTCCAAAACGTCATGTTTGGCATCTACTGTTATGGGCGTGCCAAAATCGAGTAGATCATATCTGCGCAGGAATCTTTCCATAATTTCCAAACGCTTATCGTCAAGAGGCACTACAGTTTTGAGTCTGTAGCTGTATTCTTTTTGACTTTCTTGCAATAGTTTTTTGAAGCTCTTCATGTGTGCTCTCAGCTTTGTTGGTCTATTTATTGTTTTGCTTGGTGACTTCACGTATCTGGTCCAAGAGGGTGTTCCTGTCCAACACAGTAACATTCTCAGCCTGTATGGTTTCACCCTGATCTGGTGCAGTTCTGTCCAGTTTGAGACGATCCAGCTCTAGTCTTAGTAGCTTGAGCTTTTTTTCCATTTTCATGTTACGAGCATCAAGTGCTATTTTGATCATGTTTGAACTGGCTGTGAAAATCTCCCCTGCATTCTTTACTTCCACACTCATGCCCAAATCATGCAAACTTTTGCCGTATTCAAGGGCCATGTGGCTGATTTCGTCCATTTCTTCATCGTGTAGTTCAAAATGATCCTGCTCTTTATAGGTTTTGCCCAGAGCTTTGGCTTCGTCCACAACTTGTTCTACAGGCATTTGATTCTGCTCCAATACGTCTTCCAGACGGGGCATTTCAAATGTGTCTTCAAGCTTCTCAAAACGGCTCATCTTTTACCCTTGTTCACAAATATTTGATCTTCGTTGAGCACGCGGAAATGGATGCCATTGCGACTACAAAACTCCATGGCAGCACGCCACTTGGCTGAATTCAGCACCACAAAGGCCTTGTCTCTTTTGCTTTTGGCTGCTTCCATAAATGTTTCCTTCTTGGGCTTGACTTCAATCATTTCCACACGCTGACGCCCTGACTTGTCCTGATATTTTATTAGGAAATCAGGCACATATACTGTTTGTTTGCCAGTAAAAGGATTCTTGTAAGGAATGCTAAGGCATTCACTGCCCCACTGGATCACACTGGGATGGGTGTCTAGGAAGTTCATCACCGAAATTTCCCAGGAACTGCGCGCATAAGGGCGAGTATTGCCAATAAGCTTTCCAGGATTTTTAGGCACGAAATATTGCTGGCTATACTTGGACATATCCGAGTATTTAGATCATTTAACCAATTTGGTTGTAGATCTTGGCGCCCAACATCAGATTGTGGTTATAGGGAGGATCACTGGCTCCAGAGTTGACACCAATCTGACTGTGTTGTGTGCGGAAAAAGTTTACATTTTCCAAGAGCTGGCTACTCATTATTCCATTTTGAAACAACTTGTTGGCACCCACACCCTGATCTTTGGCTGTAACCGCAGTGATGGCACCAAAGGTGTTGCTCAAGTTTGTGGGAACGTCACGTTGTTCAAATAAGGCTTTGCTGATATTGTAGCTTTGCGGATTTAGTTGGAAGGTACCATCCAGAGGGCTGTTTTGTATGTCGTATCTGTCAGCCATCACAGCACGATCTAGGGATCTGCCTGTGCTTGCATCAACGAACTGTCGTTCTCCGTTACGATTGGAAACAACAGCTTCAATACCAAAATTGGCGCTCTGATCTTGAAGGTTCCTGGTAATACGTTGATTGGTCATCGGAACACACCCCACCGTGTGAGGCTGCTGCTACTCAAATTTTGTGCAACTCTGGGCAAAAATCCAGTGGCATTACTGCCTCGAATAACATTGGACCCCAGTCCTGCCAAAGCTTCCCCCACAAAAGGCACATTACGAGCCACGTTGTTGAGTAGTCCATCAATACTGGCTTCCAGATTGTCATTCAAGTCCAAAAGGAAAGCATTCACACCACCAAACAAGTCACTGGGTTCATAATAGTCACCGCTGTTGAGGTTGAACAATATGATCTGTTTGTTTGTAATGGGTGCAGCCACCTCCATGTATTCAAAACCTTCATGCTTGATGGTCATGTCCACATTGGCAAGGGAGCTGCTGTCACTTTCCATACTATCAAAGTTGATGCTGGTGATCTTGGGATTGTACATGCGCACCATGGTATACTTTTTTCCATAGAACACATACACATCCAAGCTATCAAAAAAATTGGTGTCCCAGCTGGTGGTATCAGGAGGGCTAAATCCCCATCCGTTGGCTATGGGGAAATTCCTTTGAACCACACTACTTTTCCAGGTTGTGGCAGCGTTTTTACCCCTGCCGTCACCAAAATACCATTTGTAGTAGTCACGCCATACCTTGAGCACCCTATCATCCACTGTGTCATGCAGGGTCACATTTACACCATCATACTCTATACCAGTATGGATCAAGCGTTTACGATTATATTGATTGAGTTCTTTTACTTGTGGAGATGCTTTGGGACGATCAATCTTGTTAATCTGAAACGCAAACCCTTGTTGCCAGGTGCTGAAATTTCTCAACGTGCCAATGTAGGGTCCTGGATTGAAAGTGGCATAATACAAAAACTTCTGTCTAGGCATGGCCTGTATGACACGGTTGGCCTTGTTGTGTACTGTTGCATATCTACTAGTGCGCAGGAACAGAGGCAAGCCGCG